TTAATCGGATACCCAAGGGTTGGTGGATGCCGGCCGCCTCGCATATGTTTAGCCGGAAACGGTTTACTACTTCGCGCCTTCCAAGCGCTGCTGAGAAGGGTTCGACTCCCTCTATCCGCTCCATTTCATAGCGCGTCGGTGTAGCTCAATCGGTAGAGCAACGGTCTCCAAAACCGTAGGTTGCAGGTTCGAGTCCTGCCACCCTCGCCAAATATTCGCGCGCCGGAAGTCCGCGCGAGCCAGCCCGTCAGATCACACCACACAAACATATCATGGCTGTTAGCCGGACGTGTCGGGGGAATCTTTGATCGGGCTGGCAAAATTCAGGAGGTAACGGATGGCAGACAATTTCCCGGGCAGCGCATCGGACCCGACTTCGAGCGCGGTTGAAGCTGTCTCGATCACTCCAAGTGACACGGCAACGTTTGACGTAACGCGCGGTCTTTACATCGGCACAACTGGTAACGTCGCTGTCAAGATGAAGAACGGTGTAACGATTACGTTCACCAACGTGCCAGTGGGCGTCCTTCCTGTTCGCGTTCAGCAGGTGCTTTCCACTGGCACCACGGCAAGCGGAATCATCGCACTTTACTAACCAGAAGGCCGGACAATCCGAAAGGAACCCGGACGCAATATGGCAGCGCGCATCAAGAAGTTTCACACAGACGAGATCAGGGCGAAAATCCAAGCCACACAGCTTATAAAACGCCTTACAGAACATGCACTTGGCACAGTTGACCTAAAACCGGAGCAGGTGCGGTCGATTGACATCCTTCTCAAGAAGTGCGTTCCAGACCTTTCAGCAGTCCAGATCAGCGGCGATCAAGATAATCCGGTCAAGACTGTGACCGAGATCACGTTGAAGCCACTTGAAGGCTGATGTCAAACTTCCGCCTAAGTTGATCCCCGTTTTCTTGGGGAAGGCGGATGTAAGGGGCGCATATGGTGGGCGCGGCTCCGGTAAGACGCGCTCCTTTGCCAAGATGGCAGCCGTTCGCGCATACATGTGGGCAAAGACGGGCCGTGAGGGAATAATCCTCTGCGTTCGCCAGTTCATGAACTCGCTTTCAGATTCATCTCTGGAAGAGATCAAGGCGGCGATCCGCTCTGAAGAGTGGTTGGCTCCACATTTCGACATTGGTGAAAACTACATCCGCACGGTTGATGGGCGCGTGTCGTTCTCATTCGTCGGGCTGGCGCGCAACATTGACAGCGTAAAGTCCAAGTCACGCATTCTGTTGTGCTGGGCTGATGAGGCTGAGCCGATCACGGAAGAGGCTTGGGTTAAGCTTATTCCGACGCTTCGTGAGGAGGATAGCGAGCTTTGGGTAACGTGGAATCCTGAAATTGAAGGCTCTGCCACAGACAAGCGGTTCAAACAGGCCGCGAACGAAAAAATCGTGGAGATCAATTACCGCGATAATCCGAAGTTTCCGGCCATCTTGGAACGGCAGAGACAGAAGGATAAGGAAGAGCGGCCCCATAGCTACGGACATATCTGGGAAGGCGAATACCTGACCGCGGTTGAGGGTGCATATTTCACGCAATATCTGAACAAGGCCAAGGAAGACGGGCGCATTTCGTTCGTTCCTGAAGACCCGCATTTGATTGTGCGCCTGTTCGCTGACATCGGCGGCACAGGCGCAAAGGCTGACAACTTCGTATTCTGGGCGGCTCAGTTTGTTGGCGCGAGCATCCGCGTCATCAACCATTATGAAGTCCAGGGGCAGCCGATTGCAGCTCATCTGAACTGGATGCGCTCGCAAGGCTATTCGGAAAGCCGGTGCAAGGTCTGGTTGCCGCATGACGGCGACACGAACGACCGCGTTTATGACGTATCCTACCGATCCGCTTTTGAGGCGGCGGGATATGACGTTGAAGTCATTCCTAACCAAGGCAAGGGCGCGGCGATGGCCCGTATCGAGAAGGCCCGCGAACTCTTTGGCCGCGTGATGTTTGATGAGGTGAAGACTGAAGCGGGGCGCAAGGCTCTTGGCTTCTACCACCCCAAGCGTGACGCAAACCGCAACATTGATCTTGGTCCTGACCATGATTGGTCAAGCCACAGCGCGGACGCCTTCGGGCTGATGTGCATCGCGCATGAAGAGCAGCAAGCGCCGCGCGAGGGCGCATTTAGAAACCACGTTTCCGGGGGATGGATGGGATGAGCATTTTTATCGTCACTCCGTCAGGGCAAACCTACAAGGGAAGCGATGGGGTGAAGGCATTGTTTAGCCGCCTTTTCGACCTTCCCTGCTTCACTGTTCTGCACAAATCCGAAAGCCGCGTTGAGACCGTGAATCGCTACGGACAGCGCCATTGCATTGAGCGTGCCCCGAACGGCGACCTTTATCACGATGGGAAGCTGTATTAATGGCCGACGACATCCTCAAGGGTGCGCTTGAAGCGTTCAAAATCTCAGAAGAAACGGAAGCGGAAAACCGTGCCGACGCGCTTGAGGACATTCGTTTCTCGCGCCTTGGTGAACAATGGCCCGAAGCCGTCAAGCGCCAGCGTGAACTTGATGGCCGTCCCTGCCTGACAATCAACAAGCTGGCCCCTGTCATTCGGCAGGTTGTAAACGACGCGCGCCAGAACCGCCCGTCCATGAAGGTACACCCTGCCGATAGTCGCGCCGACCCTGAAACGGCGGAAGTCATCTCGGGGATGCTGCGCAATATTGAGCAGTCGAGCGACGCGGACGTTGCCTATGACACAGGCATTGAACATGCGATCACAGGCGGCTTTGGTTATTGGCGCGTCAATCTAGACTTTGCCCTTGGGGCAATCTCTGAATCCGACATTGGTAGCCTTGGGGCGTCTGCATTTGAGCAGGACATTTGCATCCGCCGCGTTGCCAATCCCTTCACAGTCTACGGTGATCCGTATTCGCAAGCGGCTGACTCGTCTGACTGGATGACAGCGTTCGTTACGGAAACGATGACGACCGAGCAATTCAAGGCGAAATACAAGGGCGCGCAGGTTTCTGACTTCACCTTGAAGGAATGGACGGCAATGTCTGCCCCTTGGAAGAATGGGGACAGTGTCCAGGTTGCTGAATACTGGCAGCGCAGCGAGACGGAAAAGCTTGCCGTTGCGGTAGACCTCGGGGTGGATGAGGACGGCAATCCATCCGAGATTGTTGTCATGATGCTGGACGATTTTGAAAAGCAGAAAGACCTTATCTCGGCAGTCGGTGGCGCTGTCGTGGGGCGTCCGCGTCCGGTCAAGTGCTTCGCAGTCAAGCAACACATCATGAGCGGCGCTGAGGTTCTGGAAACGAACGATTGGGCTGGCTCTTATATTCCGATCATCCCTGTTTATGGCGACGAAGTGAATGTTGAAGGCAAGCGGTTTTTCCGTTCGCTGATCCGTGATGCGAAGGACGCGCAGCGGATGTTCAACTATTGGCGGACGACTTCGACGGAGCTTGTTGCCCTTGCTCCTCGCGCGCCGTTTATTGGTCGCAAAGGCGCTTTCCATACGGATGCGGCTAAATGGGCTACGGCGAACACGCACAGCCATGCGTATATCGAGTTTGACGGGGCAGAGGCTCCGCAGCGCCAGCCGTTCTCGGGCGTCCCCGCTGGAGCCATTCAAGAGGCCCTTAACTCGGCTGACGACATCAAGGCGATTACCGGCATTTACGATGCCTCGCTTGGCGCACGGTCCAACGAGACATCCGGCAAGGCGATCATGGCTCGCCAGCGTGAAGGCGATATTTCAACATTCCACTTTATTGACAATCTGACGCGCGCCATTCGTCACACGGGCCGCGTTATGATTGACCTCATCCCCAAGGTTTATTCGACAGAGCGAATCATCCGCATTCTGGGCGAGGACGGAAAGCCGGAAGCGGTCAGAATCAACTCTGAGAAGCCTCAGGACGGAATGGACGACCAGAAGGAAGCCCTTCGCATCCATGACGTTCGCACGGGCCGCTATGACCTGACTGTGTCCTCTGGTCCTTCGTTCACCTCGCGTCGTGAAGAAGCGGCAACGCAGATGATTGAGTTGATCCGCTCCTATCCCGACGCGGCTCCGATCATTGGCGATCTTCTTGCAAAGAACCTTGATTGGCCGGGTGCCGATGAGATTGCCAAGCGTCTGGAAAAGATGCTCCCGCCGCAAGCCCGCGATGAAGAAGGCGGCATTGATCCTGAAACGCAGGCGCAGATTGAGCAAATGAGCCAAGCCCTTCAGGAGATGGGCCAGCGCCTTCAGGAGGCAGAAGGCAAGAAGGATATTGAGGCGCAGAAACTCGCTATCGAGTCCTACAAGGCAGAAACGGAGCGTATGACTGCGCTCCAACCGGCAATGACGCCGGACGTAATTCAGGCGATTGTGTTGCAGACTGTTCAGCAACTCATGACGCCGAACGGTCTTCCCGAAGCGGAAGGCGGGGCAACCGAAATGGACCTCGCGGCTTAAACCCACAGGGGATTTATGGACGAAGAAACGGCAGCCAATCCGGCTGACGAGGCAAACTCTGCACCCGCAGAAACCTCGCAGGTGGAAGCTAACGAAGTTGAAACCGACGATATTGACGAGCTTCTTAAACTCGGGATTGGTGACGAAACCAACAAACCCGAACCGAAGCTGATCGACTTTGAGATTGACGGAAAAACGGTCAAAATCTCGGAGGATGCGAAGGACTATCTACTTCGTCAGGCCGATTACACGCGCAAGACCACGGAAGTTGCAGAAGCGCGCAAGGCGATGGAGACCCAAGCGGCAACCATTGCTGAAACGCGGATGTATCAGGAAGCGGTCATCAACGCGCGGGCGACCTTGAACGCCCTTGATATGCAGATCAAGCACTTGGCGGAAACGCCGATTGATGGCCTGCCAACGGAGCAAATCAACGCTCTCCAATCGCATCTTTTGAACCTTCAGGCCCAACGGCAGGAAGTGGCAGGGGATGTCAGTAAAATCAGCCAAGCAGAGGCTCAGAAGCTGTCCGAAGCATACGGGAAGCAGCGACAAGAGGCGATTGCGGAAGCTGAACGCTCAATTCCGAACTTCAACGACAAGCGGCGTGTTGAATTGGAGAGCCTTGCGGTGGAACTTGGTGTCCAGAAAGAGGACGCGGAGTCAATCAGCGACAAGGCTGCTTACGAAATTCTCCACCTTGCCGACATCGGAAGAAAGTTCCTCGCGCGGTCGCGCACGGCTCAGACGATTGAAGCCGCGCAGTCCGCAAATCCGGTGCCGCAGGTTGGCGGGAAGTCAACGGCGGCAAAAGACCCCAACAAAATGACCACTGAAGAGTGGATGAAGCACCGATCAAAGCAGGTCGCGGGCTAAACCCCTTTTCGCGTCGCGAGACGCCACGGTCCCTTAGATGGAACTTTAAATCATGGCGAATACCATTCTTACCCCCACCGCAGTTACCCGCGAGGCGCTGCGTGTTCTCCACCAGAAGCTGAACTTCGTCGGCTCGATCACCCGTGACTATGACGACTCGTTCGCCAAGTCGGGCGCGAAGATCGGCGATAGTCTCAAAATCCGCCTGCCCAACCAGTACACCGTCCGTTCGGGCGCTACGCTGTCGGCACAGGACACCGTTGAACAGAGTGTCACGCTTCAGGTCGCAACGCAGAAGGGTGTTGACCTTAACTTCACCTCTGTTGACCTCACCATGTCGCTGGATGACTTCTCGAAGCGCATCATTGAACCGGCCATGTCGGTTCTCGCAGCGAGCATCGAAGCTGATGCGATGTCCATGTACAAGGATGTCGGCCAGTCAGTCTGGAACGGTGGATCGGCGGCAACGCTTGCCAAGGTTCTTGCCGGTCGCAAAATCCTTCAGGACTCGCTCACGCCTCTGAACAGCCGCACGGCGAACCTGAACACGCAGGATCAGGTTGACCTTGTTGACGGCCTCAAGGCTCTGTTCAACGACCAGCCGTCCATCGCCAAGCAGTATCGCGAAGGCTATATGGGCCGCACGGCAGGCTTTGACTTCGCTGAAAACACGATGTGGGCCGCCCACACCCGTGGCGCTGCGAATACGTCTTACACGACTGACACGCGCACATCGGCCCTTGCTACTGATGGCACGACCTACAGCAGCCTCACGGTTGCCACGGGTTCGGGTTCGATCAACAAGGGCGACGTGTTCACGATTGCCAACGTGTTCAAGGTTCATCCTGAAACGAAGGCGAGTACCGGCATTCTGTACCAGTTCGTTTGTGGTGCGGACTATGCGGGCGGCGGTGGCGCTGTGACGATTGCCAACCCGATCACGCTTGGTGGTGCACGTCAGAACGTGGTCATTCCTTCGACCTCGGCAACGGCGGCGATCACTTTTGCGGGCACGGCTTCGACCGCTGTCGGCACATCGCTACTGTATCAGGAAGGCGCGTTTGCGTTTGCCACGGCTGACCTTGTGATGCCGGACGGCGTGGACTGGAAGGCCCGCGAGATGTTCGACGGCATCTCGATGCGCATGGTCCGCCAGTATGACATCAACAACGACAAGTTCCCGACTCGTCTTGATGTTCTCTATGGCTACAAGACGATCCGCCCGCAGTTGGCGACCCGTCTCCACAACAACTAAACCTGATCGGGGGAGGCTTCGGCTTCCCCCTTTCTTTTGCGGGAGGCAATATGGCCGCTGCGCTTGACACCTTCTCAGAGCTTCAAACATCGGTTTACAGCCGGTTGAACCGTGGGGCAAATTCGACTGACTTCGGGATTGCAATCGCTCTTGCGGAAGCTGAGATCAACCGCCGCCTTGCGCTCAATCCAGTTCACCCAATGCAGGTCCACACCACGGCAGCAATATCAGCCGAATATGAGGCTGTCCCGACTGATATTCTTGACGTGGAAAGCCTCGCTATCAATGGGGATGCTGTCACGGCAACGTCTCCTCAGAATATTGAGCAGATGGCGGCAAAAGACCCTGCCCAGCCACGCTATTATGCCCAGATTGGGTCGCAGTTTCGGTTCTATCCGGCTCCAGATCAGTCTTACACGCTGGACATTACCTATTGGGCCAAGGTTCCCAACCTGAACGCCACGGCGACAACCAATTGGCTGCTCACCGATCATCCTGACGTGTATTTCCACGGCATTCTTGCACACCTGCATCAACAGTATTTCGATGAAAAGGCGGCACAGACACACGCAGCACTTTTCAGCGATGCGTTGGACAAGGTTCTGAGCGCCTATCCGAACCGATCTGACACGCGGCCCCTTCGTTCCGAGATCAGCCCTAATCAGCTCTCCGGTTGGCGGTTGGTTCTCGTCTGATGTATCTCCCATTCGGCCCCTTCCAGCCTGACAAGCCGTCCAGGCTGAACGATGGCGCTTTGTCTGTTGCTGATGGCGTCCTGCCTATCCCTGACGGCTATCGCCCCTGTGGGCAGTTCGTGAGCGGCTTTTCATCCCTGCCAGCGGCTCCGCGTGGCGGTGCTACGTTCGTTTCATCGGTTGGTGTGGCAACGATCATCGCAGGCACTTCTACAAGCCTCTATCGGGCGGAAGGGGCTGGCTTCACGCAGATCGGGACCGGCTACTCGCTTCAGGGTGGAATGCGCTGGCGGTTTGCTCAATTCGGGAACCTTGCCATTGCGACGTGTGCCTCTGACGCGCCGGTTAAGATCAACCTGTCGGATTTTTCCGTCTCGCCTTTGGGTGGAACGCCTCCGAAGTTTGAAAGCATCGGAGTGGTCAAGGACTTTCTCGTCGGGACAATCCCTGACGGGGCGATCAATCAGATCCAATGGTCTGCGCTGAACAATGCGGAAAGCTGGACGGTCGGTACGGGCCAGGCTGATTACAACGAGTTTCCGGACGGTGGACGGGTTAACGGCATCCTGTCGGGTGAATTTGGCGTAATCCTTCAGAGGAACGCCGTTCGCGTCATGAATTATGTCGGCGGGAACGTGATTTTCTCGATTGACGTTGTCTCCACCAATATGGGCTGCATCTCTCCCCATACTGTGGCTCAGGCAGGCAGGATCGGTTTCTTCATTGACGACAAGGGACCGGCCATGTGGACCGGGTCTGACGTTCAGGCCATTGGCGATGAGGAGTGGGCGCGGGCATTCATGGCGGGCTATAACGTCAATGACTGGCCTGAGTGTTCAACCGCAATCGACCGTCAGAACGGTGTTGTCCTGTGGGCGATGCCGGACAAGATTTGGGGCTATAACTGGAGGCTGAACAAAGCCTTCACGCTGCCCTTTGTCTCACCGATTATCTTTAGCGGGGTGTCCAAGGGCCTGACGATTGACGAGCGCGACGAGGCTGTTGGCGCTCTTGACGACAATATCGACGGCGCGGGGCTTTTGTCTCTCGATGACCCCACGTTCGATGGCGGCGATCCGCGTCTCTATGTGTTCTCGAATAGCCGCACCTTGGGGACGTTCTCAGGCACACCAATGGCAGCAACATTTCGGGGCAATGACCTTGAGTTGATCCCCGGCAGGCAGGCGAATGTTTCGTTCGTTCGGCCTGACATCGACTGCACGGCTTTGACGGTGACGCTCAAGACCAAGCAGCGGCTGGCAGATGCCTACGGGTCATCCAGTTCAACCGATATGCGCGATTCCGGTGACGTTCCGGTTAGAAGTTCGGGCCGTTATATCCAACCGACATTTTCGATTGCAGCGGGGACTTCATGGACCTTTGCAAAGGGCGCTGAGTTTATCGCCAGTGCAGGCGGTGGCAGGTGACAGCGATCTACGCTTTCATCTGCACCAAGACCACGGCGGATGTTGTCGTCCCTCGCTTTGCACGGACACAGGAAGAATATAACCGGCGCGTATCGGGCGGCTTTACCGCCCTTGCAGGCGGACACACACTTGCAGGGGATATTCGCCTTCGCCCTACGGCTGACGCGGTTTCAAACCACCTGCTTTGCGATGGATCAACGCAGAATATCTCACAGTTCCCAGACCTTTATAACGCCATAGGGACGACATTCGGCGGCGACGGGGTGACAACCTTCAAACTGCCCGATTACGGCAATCAGGCGCTTACGGTTCCGGTCATCACGGCAACGCAGACGGTTGATGCCTCGGGCACGGTGTCCACGGGCGGAGCGGTTGAAACGCCTACAGGGGCAGGCCAGACGGGAGGCTCCACGGGCGGCAATGTCGTCTCGGGCGGGCGACCACCGCGCAACCCGTATGAGCAATACGAATGATGGTCCCAGATTGGGCGGGGTATCTCGCCTATCGTGACCAGTTCGCGCAGGTTCTGGACGAACGGTTCTACACACTCGATTGGCTTGAGTGGAAGCTACTCACCGAAGGCGCTTACTTCCTGCGCTGCGCTGATGCGGCGATCATCTACGAGATCAGGGATTACCCCACGGGCGCGAAAGAGGTTCATGGCCTTATCGCTGCGGGAAACATGGAAAGCATTGTCTCGGAATTGATCCCTGCGGCGGAAGAGATTGGCCGCGAATTGGGGTGCGTTTCCGCTTGCATCGAAAGCCGTCCAGGTTGGGCCAAGGCGCTCAAGCCGTTCGGATACGAAGTTTTTCAGGTCGCCATAAAGAAGGAACTATAGGATGGGATTGTCTTCGAAAAAGACGACGAGCGATCCGTGGAAGCCCGCGCAGCCGTATATCATCAAGGGCATGGAAAACAGCAACCGCGTTTTCGATCAGCAGCAGCCGTCGCTCGATAAGTATTCCGGTATGCAGATGGACACTTACGGGCGATTGGCTCCCGGCGCTGAACAGGGCATCATGGGCGCGCAAGGGCTGGTAAATGACACCCTTTCTGGCAAGTATCTGAACGCTAACCCCTACATGGATGCAATGGTCTCTACGGCGCGAAACAACGCAGCCGATGAGATTGCTTCACGTTATTCGGGTGCCGGTCGATACGGTTCCGGTGCCGGACAAGCTGCAATGACCAAGGCCATGATGGAGGCAGAAAACGCGCTTCGTTATCAGGGCTACAATCAGGAGCGCACATTCCAGAATAACGCTGTGCAGCAGGCTCAGGGGCTTATGGGCGGTGCTACGGGCTTGCTCAACAACGCGGCAGACCTTCCGTGGATTGGCGTCGGTGCATTGAATGGCAACATTCGTCAGGCGTCCAACGGTTACGGCACGACCAAGACGAGCGGCGGCTTCCTTGGCGACTTGGCCTTGTCTGCAATGAACAATGCCAGCGCCTTCACGGGCAAGGGAGGCTAACGAATGGGCATCTTTGGCGGCAAGAAATACGACGGCAGCGCGATCCGCAACGCGGTTCCCATGCAGCCCGAAACCCTGCCATTCATGAACGGTCCTGACTTGCTCGGCAATCCGACAAGCGGGCAGACGTATGAAGACCCGCGCGGGCCGATGCAATACACGCCTAAGCCCACGTTCTTGAACCGGCTTGGCAAATTTGCGGAGGGTGTATCAAACGACCTTCTGCATATGCGCGGCGTCCAGAATACCGGCCTTGACCAACGCCGCATCGTAGAAATGTATAAGCAGCGCCAAAACGACGAGCTGGCCCAATACGAGCGCAAGCAGCAGATTGAGGCGCGGTATAAGACGACGCAGCCGACTGAGTTTGAGCGGCTTCTTGATGCCGCTGGCTTTGATCCTGAAAAGCGCACTAAGGTCTTGCGCGATTATGTGACCAACCGCGCCAACCCTATGATTCCAATGCAGGGCATGGATGAATCCGGCAACCGGACTGTGACGTTCATCCCTCGAAATGGTGCGCCTTCAACTCCTGACGTTCCGCAACAGGCGGTTGAAGCATTGCTTCGGGGTGAAGGGACTGACGCTCAATTTGATGAGGCGTTCGGCGCGGGTGCGGCTACAAGAGCGCGAGGTGCTGGCCTCGGCCAGCCTAACTTTCGCTGATCCGTTTAAAGCGCCTGGACAAGTCACAAGCGGGCGCAGGACCGTGGAGGGAAACAAGGCTGTCGGAGGGGTTCCGAATAGCAGCCACCTGCGCGGGGATGGTGTCGATTTTGTCGGCACAAACGTTGATGCGTTGCGGCGCTATTTTGGACCAAATGCACGTTTCCTGAATGAAGGAAACCACATTCATACAACCCTGCCGGGTTACGGGAAGGTTCCGTTCTTTGGCAAGCGCGGCACAGCCGGATTGAGGTAAGATGTCAGACAATCCTTTTGCAAAATATACCAGCCCGCAAGGCGGCAATCCCTTTCTCCGCGTGGCCCCTGCGGACAAGTATAAAGAGGCGGGATTGCGGAATGATGCCGCGCGCATTGGATTAGCGGTTTCTGCCAACAATCGTGCAGCAGCAGCAGAGGCGCGACAGGCGGCGGCGGATGCTGACAATCGCCGCAAGAACCCTATCAACCCCACGGACGCGGCATTCATCAAGGGGCTGCGCGATCAGGCGCAAGGCGCAAGCATGACCTCGCGCACATTGGGCAATGCAGCGGGAGCTATCGACCGCCTTGGCACAGGCCCCTTCCGTGCAAAGATGCTGTCTGCCGCGATCCCTGAAGAAAATGGCGGCTTTCTCGACGGCCTTGGAGGTGCATTGTTCGGCTGGATGCCAGAGCAGCAGACCAAGGATGATTGGCAGACGCTCCAAGCTCTTCAGAATGAGGCTGTTCTTGCAAAGCAGGTGGAGCAGAAAGGCCCGCAAACGGACAGCGACGCCCTGCGCATGAAACTTGCCAGCATTTCGCCTTACAAGACGCAAAAGGCCAATGCGGAGACGGTTGGCTCCACGATGCTTGGGTCTGAATTGCTCAAGCACAAGCCGGACTTTTTCAACACATGGGCGGGCAAATATGGAAGCCTCAACAGCATGTCTCCCGCTGGACAGACTGTTGATAAGGCGTGGGATGCCGTCGAGGCCGATGCGCTCCGCCGATACAACTCCGATCCGCGCATCAAGGCAATGCGTTCTGGAAAACCACAGCCCGCAAAATCATCGGGTTGGAAAGTGGAAAGGATTGACGACTAATGCCAACTTATCAGGTTGTCGGTCCTGACGGAGCTAAATACCGCGTCCAAGCCCCTGAGGGGGCCACGGAGCAGCAAATCCTTGACCGCGTTATCAATCAGGCTGGCTCCGCGCGAAAGGGTGCTACGGGCAAACTGGACGCCTTCATGCGTGGCGTTGCAGATGTCCCGACGCTCGGCCTTGCTGACAA